GTGGCGGTGGTGGCAAAGGTGGCACAGGCGGCAATGGCAGTGGCACTACTGGCGGCGCAGGTGGTGCGGCATCCACCAATGATTGGACAGGTACAACACTTTCTTTCGCTGGTGGTGGTGGTGGCGGTGGTACTGGTGCAGGTGGTACTGGTGGCACAAACGCTGGCAATGGTTCAACTGGTTCTGGTGGTTCTGGCACGGCTAACTTCGGCGGCGGTGGCGGTGGTCAGGGAAGCAACGCCACAGGTGGATCTGGTGGATCTGGTCGCGTTGTTATCCGCGCGCTTACGTCGGCACTTTCTGGTTTCACTATCAGCACAACTGGCACTGTCACAACAGGAACATCTGGTTCATATACTTGGTGGAATTACACAGCATCTGGAACTTTCGTAGTAGCGTAAGGAAACATCATGGCACACTTTGCACAAGTAGATGGAACCAACGTTGTTCGTCAGGTCATCGTTATTGGCAATGATGACTGTGGTGGCGGCGACTTTCCTGAAAGCGAACCGATCGGTCAAGCATTTATTGCATCACTTGGCTTGGCTGGTACATGGTTGCAAACGTCTTATCATGCAAATTTCAGGGGCAAATATGCGGGTATTCAGGACACCTATGATCCTGATCTAGATGAATTCGTACCGCCAGTTACGCCGCCGCCAGAAACGGTATAGCAAATTCGCGTGGTTGATGTGGCTACCCGCCGCATCAATTGCATGGTTTGCGCCAGGTGCGCAAGCAGTTGACACGATCACTTGGACTTGTCAGGCAGATACGTCTTGGCAGATGCAACAACCCTTTGCTGATTACGAAGCGGGGATGTTCCCGTCGTGGGTGGATTGTGAAGCATGGCGTGACGGTGATCCAGGATCGGACTATGTGTGGTCTTACGGTGCTTCAGTAGCGACGACAACAACCGTTGTTGAAACAACTACGTCATCCAGCACAAGCACAACGGTGGAACAAACAACCACCACGATCGCTGATACAACGACAACCAGCGAACAAACCACAACAACCGCGACCACATCCACGACGACAACGACAGTCGCATCACCGCCGCCTGCGACTGCCGCACCTGCCCCGCCACCGCAAACAACCACAACTTCTACCGAACCACCAGAAACAACAGCAGTGACCACAACCACTGTTGAGGAAACCACGACACAGGTTGCGACAACAGAAACCACAACCACAACAGTTGCGTCAACGACAACCACAACGGTCGCATCAACGACAACTTCCAGTGTCGCACCCACAACAACTGTGGCTGTGGTTGATCGTGTGATTACTGAACAACCGCAGGAACAGCCTGTTGTGCAGAACGCGCCAGTGCAACTGGACGCTGTGCTTCAGGATTTGTCGCAGGATGATCTATCCGAAGGACAGATCAGTGAAATCATTTCGGCTATCCAGGATGCGCCTGAGGAAGTCAGAAAGTCATTTGAAGAATTCGTGAATGTATTTGATGGGCGGTTTGATGACTATGTTCCTACGGGTAGCACGATAAGTATTGCCGAAAGACGCGCACTTGTGGCGGCAACTTCGGTAATATTTGTGCTTCCAACCCCAATACCTACGCGAAAGAAATAACATGAAATGGTTTGACTACCTAGTTGAAAACGTATGGGTGTGGGCTGGCACTGGTCTGGTTCTCATCACATTGAGTGGGCAGACGCGAATGTTAGGCTTCTGGATAACTGTTGCGGCTGTGATGTCGCATCTGGTTATCACTGCGATGAAAGGTGGCGACGATGAATAAGGCTGGCGAAATCACGCAACGGATTGTTGCGCTGTTCTTGACGAATGCGCTTGGTGTGATTACGGGTGCGGCGATCATTGCCCCTGAACTGGAAGTGTGGAAGTCGGCGTGCATCGCAGGTGCAGTCGCCGTGTTCAAGGTCGGTGAAGCATTGGCGAAGGCTTCCATTGATGGCAAGTTGACGAAGGAAGAAATTGATGCGGCATTTGGTGGTGCGGCGGTCAAGGCTAAGAAGGCGCGTCGCGGATGAGTCGCCCGTACACAGGTATCAATGACGGCATCGCGACGGGCAAGCGCGAAGGATTAGAAGAATTCGTGCGCCAGGTACAGTTCCTGTCGGAAGGCGGGCTGTGGAACAACGGCACGTTTGTTGTGCGTAAGGCGAAGGGCAAACAAACGATGTCGGTTCACGCGACTGGGCGTGCCGCTGATTTGTCGTATCGCAATATGCGTGATGGTAAGCGTGGCAAGCCGAATGGACGCAAGATCGCTAATGATTGGATGGAAATCCTGGTCAAGAATGCGGATGTGTTGGGTCTTGAATGCATCTTGGATTATGCGCACGGCAAGTTCGGTCGCGGCTGGCGGTGTGATCGCAATGCGTGGCAGAACTATACGAAGCCGACGATCACTGGTGGCGGTTCGCTATCTTCGGATTGGATACATATTGAAGTGTCACCGCGCGTTGCTGATGATGCCGAAAAGGTGAAAGCCAATTTCAAGAAAGTCTTTCTAGGGGATGAAAGTGTCTGATCATGGATGCGGGAATTGCGGCTGTTCTTGTAGGTGTCATCACGACGATGGGTGCGATTGCAGTCGCTGTCATCCAGATCAAAGGGATGCGCAATGAGAACCGCGAGGATCACGCGATAGTTCAAAGCCAACTTCAGCGCATCTTCAGTTCAGTGTTGCGGGTGGACGGTAAGATTGATCATGTAGGCAAACGTCTAGATGATCATTTATTGTCACACAAAGAAGGGAAGTTCACAGATGGGGACGCTGGCTGAGGAAATCGCTGGTGAAAAGAAGCGACCGACAGGACGCAAGCCGATCTTGCAACAGATCGCGGATAGTTTAGAAGGTGAAGAACGCAAAGACTTTGTTGATGCAATCAACAATCCGCAGATCCCTGTTGCTGTGCTGTATCGCGTACTGAAGAAGCGCGGATTTGACGTAAACATTTCTACGATTTACAACTATCGGTTGGGTCAATACAGGCATGAAGTTCGCTGAAGAAATAGCGAACGAAGCCGAAGCGGGGTCTATCGGTAGCACGGCGCGTCTGCGCCGCGAACGTGATACAGCCACGAAAGAAGTGGTGCGATTGCAGAAGGCTTTAGATCAAGCCAACGCGGTCATCAATGCTGTTGAAACGATGAATGCGATGGAAATGGAACCGCCGCGCTGGTTGTCGCCAGCCAAGCCGAAGCCATCTGCCGCAACCCTGGTGCTGATGTTGTCGGATACACACTTTGACGAAGTGGTTGATCCGTCAGAACTGGAAGGGTTGAACGCATACAACCGCAAGATTGCTGAACTGCGTTTGCAGAAGTGGACGCAGAACGCGATCAAGATGGCGCGTCACTATCTGGCAGGCATCAAGTATGACGGCGTTGTTGTCATCCTGGGTGGCGACATCTTTAGCGGTGACATCCATGACGAACTAAAAGAAACCAACGAAGTTGGAATGCTTGAAAGTTGTTTGCACTGGTCAGAACAGATCGCAGGTGCGATCGGCACACTGGCTGACGAATTCGGCAAGGTTGCAGTTGTTTCAGTTGTCGGCAATCATGGTCGCACTTCACGCAAGCCACGAATGAAACAACGTGTTGTGACCAACTTTGACTGGTTGCTTGCCAAGATGGTGCAACGGTACTTCGCTACCGACAAACGGATCACGTTCAACATTCCGACATCAGCGGATGCGCTGTTGCAGATCTATGGTCATGGTCATTTGGTGACGCACGGCGATCAGGTTTCTGGTGGCGGCGGCATCGGTGGCATCTACCCGCCGATCATGCGAATGCGTGCGCGCAAGGAAAACAAATATCTACAGACGGGGCAGAACTTCAGGACGCTGTGGTTGGGACACTGGCACAGTTACCTAAGCACGCCACATCTGATCATCAACGGAAGCCTAAAAGGTTATGACGAATATGCGATGATAAACGGGTTCAACTTTGAACCGCCGCAACAGGCATTGGCTATCGTTACGCCCGAAAGAAACATTACGATCCAAGCACCGATTTTTTCACAGGACAGGAAACGCGAAGGCTGGTAGGCGATGACGAAGGAAAACTTGCAGATCGTATCTGTCACCTGGATTGACGCATATAGCGAAACTGAAAGTTGGATCAGCCGCGACGACATCACAGATACACCTGCACGCACAATCACTGTCGGCTTTCTGATGACGAACGCGAAGAAGGATCATGTTGTCGTTGCGCAATCTTCAAATTTCTTTGATACCGATGAAGCGGAAACAAACTTTGACAGTGTGATGTGTATCCCTGTTGGCATGGTTGAACGGATGCAGGTGCTAGGTTCTTTACCGCACGACATTCCCCCCTTCTGTGTCGCGCAGGGTGCGGATGACGCACGCTGATTTCGGCGTGCGCATCCGTGCCTGGGTGCGTATTTCCTAAGGGATTTTTTTTGTTGACTTTTTGTAAAGGCGGCAAACCCTTGTGCCGCAAGGCTTCCAGGTTATGAACCCCCCTGTTTTCGGGGTTGGATGATTTGTTGCAGGATTGTCTACTGATATACTTCTTGTGTCGGGATAAGGAACCCCCGACAGAAAAGGAACCACAGTGATCACAGTCAAGGAAGCAACCGAACAGGTTGCAGAAGCAATTGAAAAGCACGGCGCACCTACATGGGTTGCGTATGTGCCGATGCAAGTGCGCAAACTTGTGCCAGCAGAAGTCAAGACCAACATGATCCGCAACGCGAAGATCAGTGAAGGTTGGACTGGCAAGCAGGATGGTCGCAACGCAATCATCGCCTGGTGCAAAGCAAATGTGTTTGCAGAAGTAACGGTGAAGCAACTTGCTGAAGTCGGTGGATGTTCTGAAGCGACAGTGCGAACACTGATCAACGATCGTCGCGATCTGTTCAAGAAGATTGAAGGAAGGATGTACGAAGTGCGTGATCCAGAAATGGATCGCGAGACGAACCGATAACAACAACCAACATCATCATCACGGAAAGGAACCATGATGGCAGTTGATAAAGCAATGGCACGTTGCAGTCGGATGCGACGCACCATGATTGAAAAGGAAGCGATACGCATTTGGCGATTGATGGAAGATTGGCATGGCGGCAAGCCATTGCCGAAGATCACCATCGTTGCTGGTCGCGGATGGGGATCGCAGTATGGTCATGCACAGTCGGCACACAATCGCATTCAGGTCAACGTTGACAAGATCCAGGATGAGTACCGAAGCCGCAGGGTGTGGGCAGTGCTTGCGCACGAACTAGCGCACTGCGCTTGCCCGCCGAAGTGGAAGATCGGCAACACCAATCGCGATACACATCACCGCGACTTTTATCACTGCCTGCGCCATGTCTGGCAGAAGCGTTGGAAGTGCAACATATCGTTCGCCGCAGTTAGCAAGTGGGGCTACAGCGTTGATCACATCATTGAACGGCAGGCATCACGGTTGATCACATGGCAACTGCCTAACCCTGTGACACCCATTGGCAAAGATCAAATCAAACAACACGGAAAGGAACTGCAATGCAGTTAGTTGAGAAAGCACAAGATAGAACCGAATGGTTGGCGCAACGCAAACGCACACCCGATGGTCTGGTGTCGTTCGGTGGATCCGACGCACCGATCCTGATGGGCGCGTCACAATTCAAGACACGCGCTGATCTGTTCGTTGAAAAGGCAAGCACCGAAGTCAAGGAAAGCGCGACGACGGATGCGATGCACACTGGCAACAGATTGGAACCAGCGTTGATTGCTGAAGCCGCAGACAAGATCGGTGTCAGCCTGCACACACCTGGCGTGCTGTATCGCAAAGGGCAATGGCTGATCACCGCTGATGGCGTTGACGACGCTGAAGCACCGTCAGTGTGTGTGGAAGCCAAGACGACAAGCCGCTATTCAATTCGCACAGTAGATGACATCCCACCGATGTATCTGTGGCAGATGTGGGCGCAACAGATGGTTCTTGGTTGCCCCGTATATCTGTCTGTGTTGGATCGGGATCTGCGTTTGTCTGTCCTAAAATGTCCGACCAGCCCGCACGCCCATGAAGCATTGAAGTTGGAAGCCGAAGTGATGGGTGAATGGATCCTGCGTGGCGAACCGATGCCAGATGACATCAACAACTTCAGTGCTGAAGCGATATCGGTGTTGTTCAAATCAACTACGCGCGAAGTGCAGTTAGATGCAGATGCGTTGAATTGGATTGAAGCGTTGGATGAGGCGCGCGCGATGGCACAGCAAGCCGAACGTTTAGAAAAGGACGCTAAAGATCATCTTGCACGATTGATGTTGGATGCTGAAGTGGCGACGTTCAACGGCATGAAAGTGTTGTCTTGGAAAACGCAACAGGGTCGCGCAACAATTGATGTTGCACGGATGCGGCAGGATCATCCCGATCTGGTCGCGCAATATGAAAAAGCAGGGTCACCGTTTAGGGTGTTCCGTACACACAGGAAGAAGGGCTGAAATGTCATTTTCATTGGATGGATATGTCACCGTTGCAGAACGGATTGACCAACTGAAAGCGAAGTATCCCGAAGCGGTACTGCGCCCATACGATCCGAAGGAACCGTTCAAGGTGATGGAAATCGGTGGACGGGAATTCATCGTCTACACAGCGGCGTGTTATCGCACACCCGATGATCCGATGCCTGCTGTAGCGGTTGCCGCTGAACCAGCAGTCGGATCAACATCGTTCACGAAAAATTCAGAAGTGATGAATGCTGAGTCATCCGCTTGGGGACGCGCGATCATGGCGGCACTTGCGTGCGACACGACGAAAGTTGCATCGCTGGACGAAGTGCGTAACCGTCGCGCAGAACAATCACGCGACACCACAAACCATCCTTCGCAGGGTGGCTACAAGCCACAGCCGAAATCGCAGGGCGACAACGTGACTGCGATCCGACCTGGCGGCGGTTTGATCTCGCAGAAGCAGATCGGTCTGATCGGCAAACTGACACGCGAAAAGAACTTGAACAACGATGACCTGATGGCTGTTGTCAAGCGTGTGATCGGTCGCGATCTTGGCGGCAAACTTGGTGAAGCAACCAGCAAGGAAGCATCAGCGATCATCACCGAACTGATGACACCTTCAGCACCTGTCATGCCATTACCGCAAGATGAGGAACCATTTTGAACAAACACGCTTGGCGTGATCACGCGAAGTGCATCGGTCAACCGACACAGATCTTCTTCCCTGAGAACCTGCACGAAAATAGGTTTGATAAGGCACTGCGGATCTGTGACGGTTGCCCCGTGCAAGCACCGTGTCTTGACATCGTGATGCACCTAGATGACATTGATGACAAGTGGGGTGTGTTCGGTGGTACTACACCGCGACAACGCAAACAGATACGCAACGGAAACCGAACTGTCAATCTGAAAGAAGGGTTCAAGTGAAACAGATCTATCACCAGAATGTGCGCGTAAGCCTCGCTGACTATGCAGACGAAGCAACACGCAAAGCGATTGAAACAACGATCACTGGCACGATCATGAAAGATTGCGACATCATCAATCAACAATGGCTTCACTACATGGGTGAAACAAACGCACGTTTCGTTGTCGCCTACAAGTTGCGTGATGCCAATGACTGACGAACGCAAAGGTGAATGTCAAGGAAACAAAGACAACTGCAAAGTTGCTGAATGCCCCCTGTTCGGCACACTTGGCAAACCTGCACGCGACGGATCGCGCCGCATCAAAGGATGTGGCGATCCCGTCGCGCGCGGGCGACGTTCACGCACTAAGGGATTGAAGAAACAGCGTGATGCACGCAAGGCATTAGGTGTCGCACCATCACATAAGTTCGGTGATGCCAATGAAGAACGCTGGAACGATCCATTGTTCGCTAATGAAGTGAAGTCGGGCAAGCAGATACAGCCTGCGGTGAATGCGTGGTTGCGTATTGAAGGGCAGGTGCGTTCCAATGAAGCGCACTTTGGTTCGCGTCGCAAACCATGCCGCGCAGTGTTGATGCCTGACG